TTACACTTCCTCTTTGTGGGTAATGTTGATAGGTTCTTCTGTTAAGTCCGCAGGTCCTTGATAGTCTGGGTCTACTGCCTGTCCTAATTCTTCATAAGACATTGCATTAACACTATCCCCGATTCCCTTTGTTGTTGGGTCCACCAATACCCCGACAGCCACTAAGATATTAAGGATGATACCTACAAGCTGTGATACTACATCCTGTGCGATTGGTGCTGTGATACCTAAGATTCCTAGAATCTGATAGATAAATGCAATTAAGGCAGAAGCCAATGCTACTAATGTTGCTTTATTTTTGAAACGTAATTTAAGATTCATAGTTTCTCCTTTCATTTATTAAGTGTTTGTGTTAATATGTGAATGGAGATTTTCTTCTTTCTTAATCTCCATTTGTAATTTATTTACACCTTGCTTCATGCAGGGTGTTTTTTTATTTATACGTTAAATAGTGATTTTTCAAGTTTACAGTATAAAACCTATGGCATTGATGGATTTGCTATTAAAAAAAATAGTCAGTTAGCAATGATTTATATATGGTATGGCAAAAGTTTGACAGGCGGTAATACAAATCAAACTTTATTAACATTGCCCAACGGTATTACATTTAACAATGAAGTTTTCGCTCCTTGTGAAATCATTGACGGAAGTTGGACTCCACGTGGAAATACTGGGTACATAACTATACATAACAATACAGTGGACATAAGATGCAAAGATACAACATCTTACGGTGTCGTAATAGCAAATGTGATTGTTCCTGCATCATACATTAATATTTCATAGTTCTATTAACTAAATAATGATTTTTCTTTCGATTTTACATTAGTTCCAAACGGCAACTTAAAAACTATTTGAATGTCTTTAAAGTCAAAAATAAGCTTATTATAATTGGTGGCATTGACGTTCCGTTTCGATGGGAAAAAACATATTCTTTTTTGACAATAAACGGATTGACTGCCGTAAAATCTGAAAGCTGTATGTTAGTACATGTTCAAGCGAGTGGACAGGAAATCACATTGTTAAACATTCCTAAAGGTGGCAATCGAGATTTAATGCATACACTAATTAGTGATTTAACAAATAGATCAAGGAACATTGTGCTAAAAACAAGTGGTTCTGGTAATGATTTCTATATATCAATAGAAAACTATACTACAGTTCAAAAAACATGTGATAAGTTTGCTTTGCTTCTTTATGGAAACGGGAATGGAAGTCCAATATGCTCTCTAATTACAGTAAATGTAAGTGGTTCAAACGTTCAAATTGACGGCACATCAAACATTATATCTAGTAACGTGTATTGCCGTGCAAGCGGTACGTCTATACAAATTTGTAATCTCCCACAATGGGGATATTATACGGTAATTGCTCCACCTAGAGTATATATAGACCAAGGTGGAATCGTATTTGATAATTAACTTACCTTGCATAAACATCATAAGTAACTGTACCTGTTGGAGACACTACTTGCCAATTTGAAGCAAAGTAAACAACATTTCCATCGTTGCATGCCATAAAGCTTGCGTGATAAGTGTTGTCATACCAGTAACCATCAGATATACGATTTGTTTCTGTTAAATTTGGAAACATGAACGTGAATTGCGGACTTATTGCATTAGGATAATTAATTGTTGCAACAAGAATTGCCATTTTATATTCACTTGGAATTGTATATTTTGTTGAACTTGGAATATTTGACGCAATCTTTTTATAAGTTAAATCACTATTTAACGTAGAAATATCTGATTGTATTTTACTTATACTATCTTCTATATTTCCAATCCCTAATTTAGTTTTTATCAGAGACACGATCGTTGACCACTTAACCTTACTGGCGGTACTCCCACCAGTAAGCATGTAATCATCATCTGATATTGTCTTTTTCTCTGTTAAATCCGATATATGTACTAAAGGTATATTGATTGCCATAACATCACTCCTTAATTCAACTTGTTTTCTCTGACGTAGCTTCTGATAGCATCAATGTGCTTTTTAAGTTCTTTATCTACTACCCAGAAATTTTCTTTTTTATTCTGTGACAATGGTTCTCCTGTGTTATCGTCAATCTCATTGTATGTGTATGATACTCTGTCTCCACCGTCAATATTTAATACCATAAAGCTACTCAACTGTTTCATTTAACATTTCCTCCTGTTCTTTAATCAAATCGTTGATTTCTTCCATATATTCTTTCTCATAGTCAATCACTTCTTCTTTTTCTGAGTTATCGAATTTTTCAAGTCGTTCAAATTCGTAATCTTTCTGAATTGCTTTGATTTCCCACGAAAATTTAAGGTTTTCAGTGCCTCGAACGACAAAGTAACTATCGGTCTTTTCTTCTACCCATATATCGCCTTGCCCCTCTTTCTGCAAAAATACTTGGTACTCAACACCTGTGTTTACTGTCTCTGAAAATATATCGTTAATGTCTATGTAACATTTTCCTGTATTATCAGTACATCCAGAACCTATATCCCCAAAATATGGGGTTGCTGTTTCATAACAATACTGCTTTCTTGTATCGTAATTTTCTGTATCTATGATTCTGTTTTTTGTTCCTGCAACAGACAAACTTCCGCCAATAGTAACTGGCTGATAAAAACTTGATTTTTCTTTTCCAAAATGAAATTTATAATTACTTACCGACCCAAGATAAAGTGATTCATCCGTCATATGCATTGTTATGTCTGTTTGTACTGTAATTGGTCCACTGCTGTTATTTTTTAATACAATCTCATCTGGGGACAAAATCGCACATGCACCAGTTCCATCCTTGTTTTCAGATAAATATATACCACCGAACACGTCTGGTGTTATACACACATATGATATTGGCTTTTCTCCCATGCCTGATATATAATGCGTTACGACTATCCCTTTCGTGTTTATGTCAACAATTTCATTGTCATTTGCATCATAAACGTGCATTTGTCCATTACCGTACGTGTTTGCTTTTCCACCAAGATTTAATGTTCCACCTCTAGCATAAGTAAAGTTGATATACAACTTACCGTCAGACCCACGATAAATACCTTGCCATGCTCCGTCGTTGGTCAGCAGATTGAATATATCTTCGTGAGTCAGTGCATCTACGTCAATGGCTACTGGAATTGTCTCAATATCCAATATCTGCGAAAATCCACCTGCTGCATACATCGTACATCTCAATGCTGTAAGATTTCTTGAGATACCGATACCACTTGAACCGCTTGCTGTGATACCACTTGAACCACTCGCTAGTACAGAGTACAGTGCGTGGGTAATGTCCGTTTCATCTGAGGATGAAGTATAAACGGTCGTGTATGTATCTCCGTCTGTTGTTTCTTCAATTTTGAATCTACATTTATAGGCTGTACGTGCTGTCGCTGTACCGTCACGGTAGTAACCAGACAATGTAATATAGTTAGGCACGATCGTGTTATCTGCGGACATTTTCACAATGCTTGACGATGTTTCCATGAAATACGTTCTTCCTGCACTTCCTTGATTGCCTTTTTCTCCCTTTTCTCCTTGTGGTCCCTGTGGACCTGTGGCTCCCTTTTCCCCCTGTGGACCAGTAGCACCAGTATTCCCTTTTTCTCCCTGAGGTCCAACACTTCCATTAAGCACTATTCCAGATGGTGTATAGTATGCTGTAACTGTTCTTGTAGCACCACCGACTATTTCATATGCATTTCCTTTTGCAAGTCCTTTCATGCCTATAAATACATGAGTAGTTCTTGATTCACTCCACGTACTATTTACAGCAGAACCACATCCTATCAATGTATTTCTCGAATTTTGACTTAATCCACTTGCATCCGCAGTAAATAAACATATGATTTTACCAGATACTACTGCACTTAATGGACTATCCAAAAGGCTTGCTGTCGTATATGTATCATAAGTTTTTATGCTTTCTACAGTGCCATTTGATGGATTTATAACAGCTAATGTATGTCCTCTACCTACACTAAAATTATATTTTGTTCCATTTACAAGAAGATATGATGCATTATTACTAATGCCTGTAACAGCATCAAAATTAGTCCCAGACACCGTGATATATGTTGCATTTTTACCTGCAACACCTTGTGGTCCTGTTGCCCCTGTCTCACCTTTAGCACCTGTTTCTCCGGGGATACCACCCTTTAATTTAGCAATATCAAATCGTTTTGTAACAGAATATGTATTAAGGTAATTAGCTGTAATATCTACCCATCCAACATCTGTTGTTAATGCTGTTACAGTGTAGGTGTGTGTTGAGCTGTTCCAAGAGCCTACAACACCACCCGACTTTTGCACATTATAAGTACAGTCGTTTGATATGTCGGTATGACCGTACAATACCTGTGCTGTCGTGTGGCACTCTGGAAATGATGTGTACTCTCCCTTATAATCCGTCGTGATCGCTTGATAATCGTTGTCCAGATTGATAATCATTGCACGAGATTTTCTTGCTTCTTCCAGTGCCTTGTTAGCAGTCTCATCATCTGTGTATTTATTAAGTTTCTGCCAGTCAGTTTCCACATAACTTGCACCGTCCGCTCTTGCTACAACGCATGTAAGAATATCTCCGTTCTGCCCTTGATTCCACATATCTCCTGTGTCATATGGTGGTGTAGGCTGTGTTAAGAATACACGACACTTACTATTAGCCGTAGACTGTGCAAAAGATGCTGTCTGCAATGCTTTTGTAACGTCTGTATCTTGCACTAACTGCCACTTCCATGTATCGCCATCTTTGAAAAATCTGTAAGCATAACCTTTAGATTTCCAATAAAACAAGTCTCCCTCATGCTTCTTTTTATCATCTTCTGTTGTCCAGTCAGAAGCAGGGATATTGTTTAACTTTGGCTCATAGTCGTAGTAGAATGTCTCAATCTGTCCGTCTATCTGGTTCTGTAGATCAGCTACACTTTTGGTAATTGTTTCTGCAAAATCTGATACCTTACCATCGGCATAGTTTTTAGATTCTTTCACTGCATCACTGATTGCTTCTGGTGCTGATTTACCACCGATTGTGACGTTATCTCCAGAAATCTTTACAGTACCAGTCTCCATGTCTGCATAGAAGATAATGTTTCCAGATTTATCTTTGACTTTTAATGCACCAGTATTGATATAATCTGCATTGATTCCCTCTACATAAAGCAATCTTGCTACCATTTCCCCAGTGATCGTGAATCCATAAGGATATGTTTTACCACCGTCAATAGAAAAACCAATAACCTCTGCTGTCAATTTGATAACATTCTTTGATTCTTTCATTGTCGGTTTATCATGCAGGTAATATATTGTTGAGCCATCCAATAGCACTTCCTGTGTTGAATACATTCCATTACTATTTTTTAATGCTTCTTGCATCTTATCTAAAGCATTTTGACGATCGCTTCTTTCCTGTTCAATTAACTGTTTTCCTTGTATAATTGCTTTCTGATTACTTGATGTGTAGTTGCTCTGATTACGCAATGGAGATTCTGCACTATTCTTTAATGTTGTATATCCAAAGAATACAAAGTTTACATCTGTTAATACAGAATAAAAGTTGTTCCCTCTCCAATCCGTAACTTTAATCTTATCCATAAACTCTGCTATTGGATAAGATATATAGTCCATTGTAAATCCCCTAAAAGTCACATTTTCAAATATTTCATAAATCCATGAAATAAGTGTTTCCTCATGTCCTTTGACCAAAGGATTTTCAATGGATAATACATAGCTATCTCCACCGACTTTTACAATTTCTTCTACATCTTCTTCGTTTTCGTTACCATCTTCATCGGTTGTTGTTTTAGTAACAGTTTTTGTCATTTGTACACCTGTTACCTGCACATCGTTTGTATCACATGTTAGATTGTTGTAATCGGTCAAATCATGGATGCTATCGTTTTCATAGTTAAAATCATAGGTCATTATCTGTAAATGCCCTGTACGGTCAATTCTTGCGTTTCCGCAGGCAATCATAGCTATAAAACCTATAATCTGTCGGTGTGTGTACTCGCTAGACGGCATGGTTGGTATCTGGAAGTCATTATGTAAAAAGTTACTATCTCCAATCAAGATACCGCAGGTATCACAACTATCAATCAATACACTCTTTGCTGTCGCAGGAAATGTCAACGATGTACTGTATGACTTATCAGCCTTGTACATATCATCATGTCCAACAATCGTAACTACATTTCCGTATGTTTCTGGCTGTGTAACAGTAAATGTACCGTATTCAATTTTTTCGGTTGTAGATGATAATTCAAACGTAAGATACAATCGGATTTTTGCTCCGAAGAAATCATAATTAGACAAGTGATCATCGTCATTCATAATTTCTAATTGTACATTACGGCTGAGTGCAACACCTAAAGGAATGGTGTTAGCACCTGCCGAATCAACAAGACTATTGTTATCTATTGAAAAATCATCTTCTCCCAACGTCAAGACCGTTCCATTTGCAAGTGTTACTTCTGCATTGCATTTAAAGTCCTGCCGTTCTTCCATTAATTTTTTAAATTCATTACTTACATTTATCATAGAGGATTAACCCCCTGCATATTAAAAGATATACTTGACACTTCTTCATGATTTTCTTTTAGTGTCTTTATTTTTATATCAGACATTTGACCTACATAAAATGTATCAGTTCGCCATTTTCCGTAATACACTGAAAAATAATGTAATTCAAAGTTCTTTCCTATTACCATTTGCAATATCTCAGATACATTTGACATAGGTACTTTCGATGCTGTATAAGTAAATCGCTCCACTGTAAACATTGGTGTAAATTTACCTTTACCACCCTGTGTCCTTGTGCTACCTTGCGTATAAGTAGTTTCAAATGCTACAGCGGTGTCTGAATCTGGTTGCCAGACTTTTTTATTATTGATTTTTATACAATCCTGTGCCATATTTACTCCTTTCTACGCAAGGCTGAATGGGTTTCTACCGTTACTCATTTGTCTTAGTTTTGCTTCTTCGATAAATTCATCAAATAACGTTCTGCGGTTAATCTGTGCAGTGAAATGATAATCTCTGACATTGTTACCACTGTTATCTGATTCTAAATCTTTCATAACTGCTAATAGCTGCTCAAGTAAATTTAGTACGTCATTATTACTGCTACTTGTACTACTCTGCTTCTGTGCGATCGCTGCGGATGCTTTCGCAGGTATTACCGCTCCACTTGCAATATATGGTGCTGTAAATGGTACATTCGCCAACTGCTTTGACTGATCTAGTAATGTATCAATCGTATCTGGAAAAGCTTTTTCCAAACCTACTGTGATACCCGCAGGAATCATCTTACCTACTGTATCTCTCATAAGTCGTGATGGAGAATGGATTCCAAAGAAATCTTTTACTGCGTTCCATGCTTCTTTTGCAAGGTCCATCATTTTATTTACAAGTCTGTATGCATTGTTTCCAACACCTTGAACAATTCCCTTTACAACATTTAGTCCAACGCTTCCCCAGTTCATGTCTGAGAAAACTGTTTTCATCTTTCTGATAGCTTCTTTCACTGGACTGTCAGAGTTTCCTGCCATCAAACTTTTTAGCTTTTTCAGCCCGCCAACCATCTTGTCTCTTACATTTTCGACTTTATCAACAACGCCTTGCTTCTTCTCTTCAAATGTGTTCTTGACATTTTTCATGGCATCGCTTGCATGCGTGCCAAAGTTAGATATAACTCCTTTGAATCCGTCAGACACACTATTTTTCACTGCTTCCGCTTTCGCTTTAACAGTTGATAAATTCTGACCACTTAGATTATCTTTAATTTTTGACATTGCGTCATTTCCAAACTGTCTAAACTTTTCAACGACACCGCTTACATTATCTTCAATCCCATGCCTTAATGTACTTGCTGTTGATTTAACAGTTTCAATACCGCCAGAAATCTTTTCTTGCAATCCGTTGACAATTCCTTGTCCCCATGTTTGAGCATTTTCTGGTAATTTTTCTATTCTTTCTTTGATGCCATCTCTTAAATCTCCTGCTTTTTCTTTCACAGATTCCCAACCTTTTTTGATTGTTTCTCCTGCTTTTCCTATGCCGGATGCAACGGTATCAAATCCACTCTTTAATTTTTCCCATGCACCTTTGGCAAATTCTGCAACCTTTCCTGCGACTGCTTTGACCTTATTCCAGTTTAATACGATAAGTGCAACTCCTGCGACTATCGCAGCAACAATAACTCCTGCCGGAAAAGTGAAAAGTGCAGCTAAGCCACTTAATGCTGTTCCTATCATAGATACAAATGAACCAATCGCAGGTATTAACGTTGTTGCAAGTATTCCCTCTGCACCAAATATAGCTACTAATCCTGTCGAAAGACCACTTGCGATTGTTCCAATAATTCCACCGCCACCAGATTTTCCAAGTGCTAATATGATATTCGCTAATAAGCTTTTTCCAGTAAGCATTTTAGAAAAGCTTCCTGCCAAATTGATTGCTCCAATCGCTGTACCAAGTGCTAACGCTAATTTTCCTGCTGTTGTACTTGCTAAACCAGAAATCAAACCGCCAAGAACATTTGTTATAATTGTGAATACTTGACTAAAGATTGTACCCCAGTCAATATTGTTTAGGAATGTTCCAATTCCTCTTCCAAGTCCATTCCAATCGGTGTTTTGTGCAACACTAGCAAACACACCTAACAGACTTGTCACTGCATCACTTAACGTCTGCCCTGCCGTTGCCCAATCAATTCCTTGAATCATAGCATTAAGACCATTAGTGATGTTCTTTGCAATTCCAGACCAATCCACTGTCTTTACAAACGCTCCTAATGTTGCAAATGCTCCGTTGATTCCTTTTACTAACGTATCGGCAATTGTTGTGAAATTAACTTTATCAAAGATTCCATTAACAAGATTTCCTAGAGATGTTCCAAGTTCTTCCCAACCAGTCAACCCAAGATTGCTTTTTCTTGACATGTCAGAAACAAATCCGTTAAAGATATTCCATGCAATCATAAATTTGTTTCCAAGCAGATTTCCTAAGTTGGTCCAATTTACCTCATTGACTAACCCACGGAATCCTACTGAAAATTTCGTTCCAAGATTTTTCCAGTCGATACCCTCAATTAAGAGATTCATTGTATTGACAAGTGTATTAATACCTGCACCTACAGTTCGTCCGAGCAAATCCCAGTCAATGTGATCTACAAGGCTATTGAATGTCCTTGTAAATGCGTTTACAAAATACGTTATCTTCGGTCCTACATTATTCCAATTGATAGCATCATAGATTTTTTGCAATCCTTTATTGATACCGCTTGCGATATATGCTCCAAGCCCCTCCCAATCTTCGTCCTTAATCAACTTTCGGATTTTATCTGCTATTCCTTTGATAGAACTAGCAATTGGTACTTCTTGGAACATATCTGACGGACTAAGTCCACCACCGCCACCACCTACGCCACCGCCGGTACTAGGTGTTGTGTCGGAATCATCTTTGTTCTTTTTCTGGAACTGTCTGATTTCATCAAGACCAGATAGATATGTCTGGTTCTCTTTGTTTGCTTTCTTTGTGGCATTGGTATTTTTTTTGCTCGCTTTCGCTGCATCATTCGATGCCGATGCCGTACTTCCTAAAGATGCGGCATAGTCTTGTTGCACCCCTACAGCTTTTGTAAATGTCTTTTGCCCTGTCAGTGCTGCAATAAACATTCCTACATAAGTCAATGCTTTTGATATTAAGTTAATCAACGTAACTAATGCAGGAGCTATCGCTGTAAGAATCGGACTAAATGCCGTTGCAAAACTGTTTTTTAATCTTGTCAGTGCCGACATCAAAGATGATAGTGCTGCATTTGTGCGATTGGAATACTGTGCTAGATTCTGCATACCGCTTGCTACTGCAGCATTGACCTTACCAAGCATTCCAAACACAGTCGAATATAAGATACTCATACCAACCATTCGACCAACCGAAAAACGTGCATTATCAGCACTTTGTGATGTATTAAGGAAGTTTGTTGCAAGACTTCCAATTCTCTTTCCAACACTAAGAGCGGATGAACCAACTTTTTTTAATGCATTTCCAAGCTTGCCAATACCACTTGATAACAGTGTTGCAAGTATTCTTGTTTTGCTTAATTTTCCGTTTGTTTCCGCTACCTTGCTTCCAACATTCGTATAAGATGAACCTAGCTTTCCGTTTGTTCCAACAAGGCTTCTTTCTTTCGCATCAGTCTTAGATATTTCCTTATTTAATGCATTTAAGGCTTTCTCGCTTTCTTCTGATGCTGTCTTTGCGTAGTCCCCTGTAATCGGTGCGGTACGTACTTTTTCTGTTGGTTGTGCGGTTGTTGTTCCGCTGTCTAGCTGTTTTTTCTTCGCTAGTAATTCGTCATATTGTCTGCCGAGTTTTTCCGCAGCACTCTCCAATGCTAAAAACGCAGGGGAAGAAGTTACACTCTGATTTCTTGCAAAAATTTCTTGCTGTGCCGTTGCTACCTGCTCAAACTGTGTATCAAGGCGTTGCAAGGAATCTTCAAGAATCTGATATGCTGTTGTCTTGATATTTGAATTGCTGATTTCATCCTGCAATTGTGTTGTTTGTCCTAAATCGGTGTTTAAGGATTCAACACTCGTTTCTGTACCTGTGATTTCTGCATTTAATTTCTGTAATGCTTTTGCACTCTCTTCACTTGCAAGACCTGTTCCGCCTGTAAGCTTCGCTGTTTTAGGTAAACCACTGTCTGTACTCGCTGTTGGTGCTTCTAACTGCTTTTTCTTTGCAAGAAGTTCTTCATATTGCTGATCTAGTTTAGCCGCTGCACTTTCCATAGCTTGAAACGCAGGAGAAGATGTTGCACTCTGATTTCTGTTGAATACATCCATCTGTGCTTTTTCCAACTCTGCAAGTTTCTGTCCTGTGGTTTCTATTGCTTTATCTAACGTATCAAGTGCAGTCGCCTTAATGTCTATGTTATCAAGTTTCTTTTCTGCCTGTGCGGTCTTTTCCATTTCCTCAGCCACGGTCTTTGCTTTTTCTTCGACAACGTCCATGCCTTTTGTATCTGGTGCTTTTATACCGCCACTCATGGCTTTTTCCATTGATTTCCCAATGGTTTTCACTTGATTGGATAAACGTTTTAAAAGGGATGCGATTTCTTTCACACTTGCTTTTGCTTCGGTTGTATCAATTTCTGTTTTGATATAAATACTTCCATCCGCTTTTTGTGTAGCCATTCAATCACGCCCCTTTCCCATTCAGTAAATCGTTCAAACGTTTCTGTTCTTCTAATTCCTCTTCGGAATATTTAACATCTAGGTCAATAAGCGTTTTATTTTCTTTGTAGAACTCTCTTTCCCAATCTTCCAGTTTCTTTCCTTTGGCTTTCTTCATGCGAACACTAAGAATCTGCGAAAACAAAGACTCTCCAATTTCCATGTAAGCTCCTAAAAAAGTCCACCAATGTAAATACTGCATAGCTCGTATTTCTTTTCCAAGCACACGGTTAACAGATGGAATGATAACTGGTGCATCCTGCTCCCAATCCATTACATGAGGTTGTTTCTTCCCATCATCTTTGATACCCATGTCAATAAATTCGATGGCTTTTTCAATAGCTTCTTCATAGTCTTGTGGTGGCATATTTCCAAAATCAACGTATAAAATGGTAAGGCAAACAATCCACTTTTCATCGTTCTCAAAGTCTGGGTCATTAAATGTTTTTAAAATGTCCAGAATTGCACGAAAATCTGTGCGTATTTCATAATCTATGCCACCAACTACTATGGATGTAGGAAGTTCCCAAACTTCCATTATTTGTGATATTTAGACGTTGCCCTTTTAATTTTCGCCTGTTTCTTTTTGATTCTCTGGTCTGTTACCTGCTCAATAACGTCCGCGATCTCAACGATGATATTCTCAATAAAGAAATCTCCACTTTCCGTTAATGTCAGTGGATTGCAGATAGCGAATACAGATTTAGAAGCTTTAGAGTTGAGTAAGTAATCAATCTGTTCTTCTAATCTGTCGGATAATTCCAGAATGTCTTTTTCTGTTGCATCTTCTGGTACTTCCATCTTTTCAAGATTAGCAACTACCTCTTCATATCTTCTAATGATATTTAAATCGACAGGATTGAAAGAAAATCTTCCAATCTCTGCATCATCTTCATTGGTCAGTACCACATTTAAGGCACCGGTTTTGACTTTTCTTCTTAATTCTTCCATTTTTTAACCCCTATTTTCCTGTGCTAGATGCACTTACTGAACTTGTAGTTGCTGTAAATTTACCTGTTTCAACGTTGTAAGTACCTTTTGTACGTTCTCCAACATAATTGACGGTAAATGGAATCTGATAACCAGATGTGTCCCCACCATATGATGTAGGTGTTACATAACATTCCTGCTGATATGCTTCATAAGCTCCGCTTGTAGCTTCTTTCCACATATGCACTTCTACGGCGTTTGTCTTTAAGTTGTCGTCTGTGTAACGATTATCAACAATTTCCTGCAATTTCTGTGATAATACAGAGTCAGCCTCTGCATAATAAGGGTCAGCTTCAGAAGATACTTCGTATCCGTTATGTTTAAAAGTTGATTCTCCGATGATGTTTTTAGATGTTTCTGTGTCTGGATTCAGTTCGACATTGTACTCTTCTAAGTCTTTTCCAAGACGTTCATAACCAGATGTTCCGCCACAAAGTGAACCAGAATCTAAGAAATGAGCCATATATTTACGTGCAATTTTACCTGTTGTAACTGCTGCCATTTTGATTCTCCTTTATCTTTTCAAGGTTAGTGATCTGCTCCATAATGCAGACCAGTTAATGTGTTATCTATCTATCAAAGTCATTTTGGTATCGGGCAGAAATGTTGATTGCCCAATTCTCAGACTTGTTTTCGTTTGTGCTGTCCAAATATGCAGGTGTCTGTCTGTCAATCGTTAAAAACTTTCGATTACCTGTCAGAACCGGATATTCTTCTAGCTTATATGTATTATTGTTAATCGTGATTGTTTGTTTTTCTAACCATTTGCCAAGGTTGTCCAACCACTCCTTAATGTCTGCTTTCCTCTTTGGTTTTGTACCGCTTGCACGACATATCACGCAAAACGGATACAGACATACCTGTGTGACGTGTCCTGTGATGCTTTCTTTTTCTGATTCAATCACTGCCCCACTTACTGGGAACATTGCCTTTCCGCTTGCATCATCAAGTGTAGAAAACTCAATTTCTTCTCCCTCTCTTAAATCTGGGAATTGATTTACCAGTTCTTGCAATGCTGTTGTGATCACGTCAAAACCATCAATGTCGTACTTGACTGCTTTCTTTTCTTCTGCCATTAACTTCCCCCTGCCTGCTTCTTAACATGAGTAACCCATGCTTTACCATGATTCTTCTTTGCTGTTTCAAACCATTTTGGAGTAGCTTTAGGATTGGAATAGGACAGGTCTTCTTTTGCATTGGTTTGTCCTGCAAATTCAGAAACAAGAACCTTTCTTGCCCCTTTTCTTGCCCATGGAGAACCTGTTAGTTCATCAACCATACCTTTACCATAGTACAAGAAACGCCCCATCGGTCCAGTACCTGCACACACCATTCCAGTACCTGCAAGAGAAGCACTTTTTGCTCTCGTTACGTTAATGAATGTACCTGTTTCATGTGGCATATAAGGGACCATATCGGTCATAATTTGACTATCTAGCCAAAACTGAGCATGCTGTATCTGGTCGTCAAATCTTTCAAGACTGATATTCGCAATCATGTTAGATGTATTTATATTGACATTTCCTAATTTCTTTTTAGCCATGTAACCACCTACTTCGCCATAACTTCAAAATGCGGAATAATATCATAAAAAGCACTGCCAGTGATCGCAAAGACATAATCATACTTAAGTTTCATCTCTTCGTAAAAACCGTCTATATAATCATCGTCTGCAATCGGTTCTTCATTTTCCCATTCTCTAACAATAAAGAAGTCAAAACCATTAGCCTTAGAACTAAATGTAAGTGCCTGTGGTAACTTATCATTTGCCTGTTTAGACCATTCTTTAGGCGGTAGCCATAATTTACTCCCTACCATCTTTTGACCGTCTTTTAGGCTATACTGCACGTTTAATACAGCATTGTCCTGTGAGTCAGAACCATACTTTGCAATGATACTTGCCTTATCCATGTTAAGATTGCAATTATGCAAAATAGAGGGATACCATGTATCGCCCTGTTTACTCTCATATCTATTGAAAAGTGTAATTGTGTCGTTATACATCGTATCCCTCCGCTTATAATGCACCTGCTCTTTTAAAAACTTTAAAAATCTTTTTAGACTGTAAAGCAAACCAGTCAATCATCTCTTCGTTATTTGCCCAACAATCTGTGTTGCAGGACTGTCCATCTAAACCACTTTCGTATAAGAAAGCGTGCATAATCTCATGCCTAAGCACACTTTTTTGAACCGAATCAATGTTATCCACAGAATCAACACTTTTTTCAAGAATTGCAACGACTATTGTTTTATTTGAATAATCGCAATAACCAGACAATTCTTGTAGTTTTTCATCTTCGTTCTCGTGTCTGAATCTGATTTTATATGTAGTTCCTAAAACATTTACTTTACAATCTTTCATAAATACTCCGTTGGGTACATTCCCATATACAATAAATTTACTCCGTTGGCATCTGCGACACCCGATAAGTAGTCTCTTATTGTGTCAGAGTATAACTGCTTTTGTGCTTCTTTATCCGCTAGACACTTATCTATCAACGTAGCCGTGCCTGTATTACTGGAAGTCACATAGCTTATACTCTCGTTTCCTGCACTCTTAGATGCTACCTGCTTACTCATCACAGTTCCATCTTCTAATGTGATATAACCCTGTGATGCTTCAACTCTCGTTTCTGCCTGTTCAATCTTATATGTGATTGACAGAAGTTCGCAAACGCATCTTTTAACTGCTTCTGCATCGTCCTCGTCCGTAGGAAAAGCAATCTTAAGCTTTTTAACATTATCCACGCCTGTTGTAGCATTATCTATCTTCTTGCAAGAATCCCAGACCAGACGATTAAAATCTGGTTCTGGGATTGCTTTCTCTCCAAAAAGGGTTTTGTAATATTCATAGTCAATGTACGCCATGAAATCACACTCCTTTTTATCCGTTGGATTTAATAACACCCATGCGGATATTCTTCTGGTTAAATGCTAAAGACCAGTTTGCTTTAGCTCCTAACTCTGCATTTGTAGGAGACTCTTTTGCAATCTTGTTAGCATTAATAGAAAATCCGTTAGGATGTAATACATAACCCTGTTTTGTATACAGCTTTTCAATACCGGCAGATGTTTCTGGGTCATAGTCTGTATAATAAGGATTTTCATAGTTTGTCTTATCACAAGTCAATACTGAGCCTGTACCAAGCATATAAGTTTTGTATACTGGGTTTGTTCCTGTTGTATCAACTGTAAATCTATCTGTTACCAGTGGGATAAATCCACCGATTGTAGGGAGATTTACTTCTCTTTCTACTGCGTTAGCAATAGTGTATTTGTTGTAGTCAACAAGTCCCATTGCTTTGTATTTTGCGTAGATGTAAGAGTTTAATACAAGTAATCCCATCTTGTCAGCGGAATCTCCTAAAGCTTTCTGCTGTGCAAAGATAAGTGTTGTATCGTCAATTTTGTTTACATCTCCAACAGTGCCCTCGCCAGTTAAAGATAAATCTGTAACATGGTTTTCCATACCAGACAGACTCAAAACTGCATCAACTGTAGTCATTAAGTCACGTGTTCTTACCTGCTTATAAAATCCTGCAACAGAGTTTGCAACATGTGTCATAGGGTCTGCACCTGTTAACTCTTTTGTAAAGTCTTTTGCTTTCCAAGCTTTCATTCTCTGGATTAACATACAAGTCTGTTTCTTTCCTGTAATTTCAGCAGGTGTGTTGTCTGTTTCTCCATCGTTGTTTAAAGCCTGTGAGCCCTGTTCATCAATCGGTGTATAGAAAGGAATTGTTGCGACATTTCCTTTTTCTCCGATTAAATCCATGATTGTATTGTCCTGTGCTAACACACCAGATGCAATAATTGCATCGTTCCATGTTGGGTTTTCTGACATAAACTCAGAAAAAACCTCTGGGTCAAAATCAAAACCGCCAAATCTTCCTGTTCTTGGCATAAAAAAAGTCCTTTCTACCCTAAATAAGAATAGATAAGGACTTATCTTTGCCCCATCTACCTACAACTATTAAGGGATTTTTAGGTTAGCGGCTCACTTCCATATTGTGAGTCGGTATTATCTATCTGTCATTTAATAAGGTTGCATAGTAGTCTGGGTCCTCTGCCTTAAGCTTCATTCTTTCGTCTAAAGACATTTCCCTTAACTTCTGTGTTCCCTTTTTCTGCTCTCCGCTGTTGAACTTAGTCGTAAAGTTTGGGATATTAGTAGCCGGTGTTTTCTTTTCATCAACCAAGATGTTCTCGATCGGTTTCCCATCTTTAGTAGTAAGTTCTTTAAATACATCTTCTGCATTTTTCCCATTCTCTTCTTCTAACTTCTGAATCATCTGGGAACGGATAGAGTCTTCTGTGATTGCATTTACAAATTTTTTATCAGATAAGAAATCTTTTACTTTGTCTCTTAACTCTGTCTGTTTAGCTTCTTTTGCTCTTGCTTCTTTTTCATCTGCAAGTTCCTGCGTTAATGTTGTAATCTTAGTCTTAAGGCCGTCAACATCTTCTTTCTCTAAGTCGGCTAATTTAGACTGCACTTCGTCTAAAGATGTTTTGTATTCATCTTTTTTCTCTACCTGCTTATTGTAGTCAGCTACAGTCTTATAGTTTTCAGACATTTTCTTTTTTAAATCCGCTTTTTTATCTTCTGGGATTTCGATTCCTAATTCTTCTAAAATCTTTTCGTAATTCTGCATATATATCCTCCTACGATATTTGTATACCGCTCGTCTGCGGTAATGGATTAAGGCTTATAAACCTAAGCCAAGGTAAAAGAGAAGAGTGGGCTTGAACCACTCTTGAGCCTCTAACTCTCTCTTAAAACTTGTGGAAGGAGGTTAGTTGATTGAATCACATGAGCATCAAACAATCTACTCTTTTATTGTAAGATATGGAGACTCTTTTTTTCTACTCATTTTTCTAATTTTTTTCACGAAAAAAGCACCATGTTGTCGCATGGTGCTTCAACGTTTTTTGGAGGAGTATGAAAAAATTACAGCTCTACCAATAAAGTGTCAGAAAATAAATGCTATTGATTGCCACTTTTGTGGCTAATGGAAACAACAGGATTCGAACCTGTGACTGTCCACTTATGAGGTGGATGCTCTAACCAACTGAACTATGTTTCCACGGACCTCGTTAGAAGTCCTGCCGTATTATACTTTATAAAATCAATAAGAAAAAGGGTTGTAACATGAAAAATCTTCGAAACAAATCACATACTAGCAAGTAAAAAATGATTTATTCAACAACAACTATTATTTGTTACAAGTATTATTGTAAATGCTATACTATGGATTTTTCAATACACTTTTCATAAGTTTTTTCAAAAATTTCTTTCTTGCATGGATAGATTTCTCCATTTACGCCAGTGATAAGCATATCATCTTTTGTCATGAGAAAATCTCCCTCTAGTGTTGGGATAGTGTAAGAATTGCTGTCATATTGTCTAATGACGTAACCATTGTACATGAACTTGACAGGCATACCGTTAACCACAGTATCAGCGTTCTCTGCTCCAATTCTCATAAGCTCATCAAACGTGATCGCTTCTATCTCAACAGGTTTCTTTACGTATTTAGCCATACTTTTACTCCTTATTCTGCAATCAACCATTCATTAGATAAGATATTGTTTAGTGTGTATTCCACCATTTTTGTATCTCTAATATCTAATAAGTCTCCCTTTTCTCCGTTGTCTTTATCTCTGCACTGCATCATGATAGTTTCTTTTTCTGCGTCCCAGTACCAGAACCCACCCCATGATGGAAGTTTTACTTTATGCCCTGCTTTCATTCTTTTAAATGCTTCTGCAAACGACATACCGACATCTTCCACTACAAGTTGTACTCTATAGCCGTCCTTGTGTACGATTCCATCTCTTCCATCTGTAATGGATGCAATCAGTTCCCCATCTTTTGTGATATTTAACTCTTTAAAATTTATACCGTCAATTATCATTCTTATTCTCCTTTACTTCTCGTGCGTGGTCAGTGCGTTTATTAACTCGTCTCGGGTTTTTTTTAGACCCTCGATGTTGTTCCCTGTGATTTTGTTCTCAATCAAATTAAACATACTTTTCATAACCAAATTAACATCGTCCTGTTGGCTGTTAATTGTGTTGTAGTCACTGTTAAGCTTCCGTTTAATATCTTTGATGTCTGTCTCTATTGACGTTATACGTTGCTCTAAATCGTCCGTAGGCTTCTTGTAATGCTTATAGGCTTTATACAATACGCCTACAGCTCCACCAATGGTTATAATCCACCCACACGCAACCATGAATTGATTAATAGTTTCCAAATTATTTACCTCGTGCGTTATTATACCTAGTCGCTGCACCTCTAGCGGATGATGCTTGACTTCTGTCCCATCCTGCGGTGTTGAGTCTTTCGTTTTGTGTCTTAAGATTGTTCTGCTTGCAGTAATCTTTATAGGTTTGATTCTGTTTTTGCAACAGTGCAGCCTTTTTCTGATACTCCATGTCAAGTTCATGCTTTAAGGCTTCGTCCTTTGCATTATCCACAGCCGTTTTCATGCCGATTAACTGCCGTTTCGTCTTTCTGATACGTCTTTCAAGCTCTCTCTGGCGTTTTCTCTTCTCGTATTCCTTGCGGTTCTCTTCGCTGTCATAGTCCTCGAACGGATTGTTTATTCCATCCCCCGGTCCGTGGGAGTGTCGGCAGTTTGCCCCATGGATTCCCTGCACGTTTCCCATACCGCAGACCGAAAAAGGCGGAAATCTTTGGTCATTACCGCTTTTGCTGTAAAACTTGCCTTGCCACCAGTAATGATTGGTTAAGTTGTCTCCACCGTCTCCAATTCTTGCTCCTAAATGTGCAGACGTGAGAATTATATCCCAGTTCATCTCGTCCATACGTGCATCCGTGATCTCTCCTGCCATCTGACTTACACCAGTGCGAACCGCTCTTGTAGTTGCTGTTTCTATGCTGTCTCTGTGTCCGCTAGGGTAGGTTACGTCTGCACCGCTGTTTATTATGTCGTTTACAGCTTCTTTAACCGCTTGTGTGTACCCTGTCGTACCGCTTGCAGTCTGTGTATATGCTTTATCCACTGCCTTAATGTAATTATCATGACAGGCGTTCGGCATCGTGCCAGTAAAGTTATACATCTCTCCCTTAGTCTTTTCATAATTCCTTTGCAACAGTCTCTGTAGATAAGGACTTTCCCCGAGTGGTGTTGGTTCAAGACCTGCTTTCTTGTAGATTGTATCATCCCATTCAAGAGCCTTGATTCCTGCTTCTTTCATAGTGCGTGCGATCTCTGCAATACTTATCTTTGTCGTTTGTGCTATCTCTGCCTGCACCGCTTGTAATATATACCCTGCATCCTGCAATACATCCATCTGCCACTTGTCAATAGGAGTAAAAAGGTAATCTTCCCCACGTCCTAGCCTTATCATCATTCGTTCGATAATCACAGATACAATCTTATTATGCAGTTCTTCCGCCTGCTTCTCTGCCTTTTCTGGCACGTACCATAAGTAATCTGGCGTTAGCATTATTCTTCATCTCCTGCACCGAATAAGTCTGGCTCTTTCGGTTGTGCTTCTTCTTCAAGTGCTTTTGCTTCTTCTTCACTGAATCCCTCAAATTTTGTTAAATAGTACCAGAAAGGAATCTTGCCGCTTACAACATAGCTATACCAACGAGAACGGTCCTCATCCTCATTGTATGTTATGTCTCCAAAGTCATAGTAAGTCTCATACGGTCCACTTGGTGCTAATTGGTACAGATCAGCAAAGATATTAAGTGCTGCAATCAAATCATCCATGCAGAACTGTAGCTTGTCCCTAACATCCTTGATAAACTGTATCGTTCTCTGCTGCTCTGCTTCTACGCCTGTAGCTGTCTGAATCCCTGTCGTTTCGTTAAACACAAAGTATCCATTGGAGAATCCGCATTTATACCCAATCTGTGACAGCAGGGCATTGATTCCTGTCAATCGTGTATCTGTATTCAGTGATGGATTTACCTCTTGATAGAAGCCATATAAACCAGTACCATTTACATTCTTTACGTATTCTGGCAATTTCAAACGCTTCTTGCTTCGTTCAACGCCTGCCTGCGTATCTTTCACAGGTGCACCACTTTCCATTAACCTATCAGAATCAATCAGTACCATACGTCTACTATCGAATATCTCTGTTGCGTTCCTGCTGTATGCAGTGTCGAGGTCCTTTAGCTCCTCTATTGCTTCGTAAAAGATAGGCAATCCTAAACTGCAATGCAGGTCTACGTTATTCGCCTGCGGTGTCCTAAGAACTGCATACAGGCGTTGTCCGTTCAGATTTGCAAGTCCTACATCTTCTAGTTCTCCACGCCAAGGTGTCTCGTCTATGTCAATTGGCTTTCCTGTATCGTTGGCATCCTTAGAAGCATAGCAACGATTTGTAATCTGATACACGTCCTCGATGTACCTATGATATTCTAGTTTGGTGTAGTATGTCCTGCCATCACTAGAAATTTCTCTATGCACAAACACAATGCCTTGAATCTCCCCATTGCTTTCGTCTGTTACAATAAAGTTCTCTGGTGTAATCAAGTCCACACTTGCACCGTTAGGCTTTAATACAACTGTACCGTATGCACAGCCGTATTCTACGTGATGTCGTACCTGTTCTAGTTCCTTGTCTATCTGCTCCTGCAACCAATTAGCTCTTGCACTGCCATCTATCTCTATGCCTATTGCAAGTGTAGCAAGGCGTGCTGTCTCACTGCATACAGCTTTTGCAAAGTTGATAGTCTTTATATGCTCGTCCTTGTCTAACCAGTACGGACTGCCCTTATAGATGTATGCACATTTTTCTATAACTCTCTGCATCTCTGGACTGGTAACAGTATCAATCTTAAATTCGTCTCTTGCTTTTTGCCTAAAAAGGTTACTTAATATCTCTTTCATTCTGCTAAATATACCCATCTATTCCACCGTCACAAGCTCGACATTTTTTATATTTGTTTTTATGTCTGCTTGCATTAGATCACTGTTTACGTTTATCTCTACAATCCCATGGTGCCATGCTATCTCTGTAATGTCATTTACATGTAACAGCACACTTCCGATTTTTACACATCTTACGTCTTTTAGATTCATCATTATTATGCGTTCTCTCCTCTCCTCATAATCACTCTGTTGTATGCATACCTCAACGAATCAATAGCATGATTGTCTCTGTCTGGGTATCCGCTTATTATATTACCGTCTTTGTCTCTGTCATACTCATACGTTGTAATTTCGTTATATGTGTATGGTGTTCTCCGTGGGTCAATTACAATCTTCCTACGTTGTAGCCATTTCATGCCATATTCAACCGACCCTGGTCCTTTAACTGCTGCCTGTGCCACAAGACCTAAGTTTCTGTAGTCCTCTACTGATTTAGGCTCTGCACTATCACAAATGATCGCATAATCGTTATAGCCTTTTTTCTTTATCCAGTCGGCTGTTTGCTCGTTTGACCGTTTGTTTACGCAATGCTCATCTATTAAATAGATCGTTTCTCTTGCCGCATCGTAGTATGTCCTCGTAAATGCGTACTTATCTGGATACCATCCCCAGTCAACGCCTTGATATATGCGGTCCATCTGTGATATTTCTTTGTCTGTAATTTCTCTTACTTCTACATACTCAAACACTGCCCCACCGTTACCGTTAGCAATGCCCATGTATTCATGTTCATACGCTTCGGGTCTGATCTCTTTTAGGTGCTCCGCTTCTTCGATGAACGGCTGTCCTAACCACTCTTTAGGCACGTCCAGATATGTGCTTCTTACAATCATTCTGTTGTCTTTTGGTTCTTGCAAATACTGATTTGCCCAGTTGTTAGCACTCTTCGGTGGGTTAAAGCTCTTAAATATCCATGCTAAATCTCCACCACGAATAGCGGACTGCTCTATATTTCGTATCTCTTCTGGTCCTGCGAACTGGTCTAATTCCTCAAACCACACAATCGCTATGTATCCAAAATCTGGTGCTATCGACTTTATTTTTTCTTTATCGTCAGCACCACGAAAGAATATCTTCTGTCCTGTGTCTCTCATTGTAATTTCATAAGGAGAGCTTGTATATTTATAATCTTTTTCCGAGAACTCCTGTTTTGTTATTGCCCATTTGGTTTTAGCAAATACAGAATCTTTTACAGTGTTATATACTTTTCTTACAACAAGACAATGTATGTCATGATTGTTTCTCATTAACTCCGTAATAATGTTTGGGATTGTTGAGGATTTACCCGAACCACGTCCCCCCGGCAATACATATTCTGTATGTCTATGGTTTCGTACATCTCGAATCATCGGGTGGAACACATCGGGGATTATATCAAGGTCCATGTGATATGTCTTATTCCTTAATGCCTCTTCTCTTGCTTTCTTCTCTTCCTCTTCCTTTGCCTGCACCGTCAAAGCCTTTTCTAAGTCGTTCATGGCTTTTAACTGGTCTGGGAAATCTGGGGTAAATCCAAAAGAATCTTGCAACGCACCAGTGGCGATCATTGACCGTCTTCGCTGTATGTCTGCAAGACTCATAATATCAAAACCTTTTTCTTTGTCTAAGTCGGCTTGTAGTTTAGCAATATATTCCTTTACTCCACGTTTTTCCAAGATATTCTTTCTTGCGTTCTTTGCTGTTGCTTGCGAATATCCCGCATCTATTGCCGCTTGATAATCATTCCCACCGTTTTCTATCCATGCATGAGCAAATGTTCTTTGCTTCTGTGTAAGTTCATTCCGCATTTATTTGCCCATTCCTTTCTCGTATACTTGCCCATATATCAGACAGGCATTTAATTATGTCCACTTGTGAAGCGGTTCTTAGTATCTCGTACCGTGTATCTCTCCAACCTTTTCTTGTGTTCTCATATGCTTTTATAGACAGGATGTACATTGTTATCATTCGTTTCTGGTCCTCTGAATAGAATTGTGTTGTGTCTAAGCTTATTACAAATCCGTTTGATACTATTGCTCTTTGTAGTTTTCTCATAATTCTATTTAGATTCATCTTCTCACATCCTTTCTAGGTTTATATATATTTAAACAGACCGTTAGGCAAGCGTCACATCTCTTGCATCTCTTTTAACCCATAGGGTGCGTGGTTGCAACGAAATTTACCACCTCTAACGATCTGTTATTATCTCTTATATTCTTTTGTGCTTGGATTCCTGCTTTTATATTTGTCGCAGGTGCATAGATATGCGTTGTCTATTCTGTCATACTTGCCTACGTCACACATATAGTAGTTCTTTGTATCACTTCCTAGTAGATACATACATTCAGCACAGCATATACTTCTATCTTCCATCCTGCACCTCTTTCTTGTACTTACTGCATACACACATATGACTACACTTTATGTTTACCAGTACCACTTCTGTTTTGTTCTCTGGGATTGCTCTTCTTTTTGTCTCTGTCACGATCTCGCAGTACACGCAATCGTTACAGCAATTCTTTAGTTTGTTATTAATCAAAAAAGACACCTCCCGACTATGGTTATTATCTAAGATAATTATACCATAGTGGGAAGTGCCTTTGTTTACACTCTTTTTATTCTTCTACAATATTTAGATTTACTCTGTGCCCCTTTGCATCACGATCTAGTGCATAAAAGCATGGATTCTCTTTTCCTTGTAGTACATCGTTTATTCCGTAGCAATGTCCCCATGCTGTCTCTACCATTAAATCTCCAAAACTGTTTTCATAAAACTTAAAACTATCGTTTTCTGGCAGTTCGACAATAAGTTCATCGTTTGCTTCTACCATTGGCACACCGTACGAGTACACAACTCTTTTCTCTCTTCCAAGCACTCCATAATTTGCATAAATTTTAAATTGATTTTTCATTTTTCAACACTCCTTTTCTTTTTGCTGATCTCCTTTAACTGTCTTTATTATACATAATATTTATGTATAAGTCAACACTTTTCAGATAAAATATTTTATCTTTTCATCGTCTGTTATTTCTATATCAATTACATCATCTACATTTTTCCTAAGCATACAACAAATAGCATTAAGACTTTTCATATTTATTGGTTCTCCTCGCTTTATCTTTGCAAGTGTTCCCTCGCTTAAATACTTGTTTTTTCTTATTATATAAGAAGTATACCCTTTTTTCTTTAATTCTTCCTGCACATCTAATTTGTATTTTATCATCGTTTTTCCCTCCTTTTACATCATTATATCATACTCATAATTTTACATCAAGAATTTTATACATAAATTTTATGCACTTTTCTATTGACGTATGCATAGATTTTATGTATAATAAAAGTAAGTTAAGAGAACAAAGCAAACAAGAAAAGGAGAAAAGAAGATGAAAGAAGCAATCAAAAAATTAGAATCAAAAGGATACTACATTGACAATCAGTTTGACGGATGGTTCGGAACTTTTCCAGACAGATTCGAACTCCACAAAGGAGATGAAATCGTTATGGATAATTTATCAGAATCACAGGTTATTAGTTTAGCAGAGATTTTATAAGTCTCTGCTAGACAATTTAGGAGGTGTTATCATGAAATATTTTACAGCCAAAAACTTACAGGAACTCAGAAAAGAATACAAAAAATTAATGGTAGCCAACCACCCAGACAATGGCGGAGACGTTGTTACATGTCAAGAGATTACAGCCGAATACAAGAAACTGTTTGACATGTTCAAGGCAGGGCAGACACCAGAAGAAGAAAAGAAAAATACATTTGATTATAAGGCAGACGAAGCCTTAAGAAATGTAATCAATAATATTGTTTCTTTCGATGGTGTCAATATCGAGGTGGTAGGCTCTTGGATATGGGTAGACGGTAATACATTCCCGTACAAAGAAGAACTAAAGAAGTTAGGCTTTAAGTGGTCTAAGAATCGCAAGAAATGGCATTTCTCAACAGAACCATCTGGAAAGTGGCATAAAAAGAAAATGTCTTTCGAGGACATCCAAAGAAAATATGGAAGCGAAAAAGTAAAGACTTCCAATGTTTCAAGAATTGCATAGTAAAAGAGATCTGGAAGAACTCAAAAGCTCCCAGATCTCTTTTTTATTATTATCTCGTAATCATATCCCATTATACCCAAAAAATCCTTTAAATCACTTAAGGATACTTTTTTATTATTAAATTTGTTGTTTAGCTGCTGCGGTGTTGATAATCCTAAGAGCTGTGACGCTTCTGTCATTGTCATGCCGTTCCTTTTTAGTAGTTCTTTGTAGATTTCTTTTAATTGCTTGTTGTCCTTGTAAGTAAAGTTTATATTGTATTCCATCAACCACACCTCTTTTCTGTTTTTAAATCATTATAATTTAAAATATATCATATGTCAAACGAAAAAAGTTTATTTTTACCATTGACATTTAAACTAAAATCATTTATACTCTAGTTAAAGATAAACGAAAAGCATTTAAAATGGAGAAAAGAAGATGAAAGAATTAAGAAAAGAAATTGAAAAGTTAGTCGAAAATGAGGACTTCGTTTCCTACGAAGAATTTATTTACGAACTGGAAGAAGAAAAAGAAGAAGTTAAAAAATATCTCGAATGGAGAGCAAACGGTGGGAAGATGAACACTGAAACACTTCCAGACGGATATGTAGAAGCTTGTAAAAAGATTTTAGGAGGGATTGAAAATGAATAAAGTAATCGCAAGGCACAAATTTTATTTACATCAAACAGAGTGTATTATTTCCACAGCTTATGTGGAAGTATTACACGAATACCAAACCGTTGTAATGTATATGGATGATTTTGAAGAAATTGATTCTTATACAACTTACAGCAGACAGAAAGCATTGGAACTCCATGAGTCACTTGTTGAGCAGTGGAAAGATAGGCTTAATAAAAATCGTCTTGTCAAGGCTGATCGTGACAGTCTTGTAATACCTGCATAACATACACCACCCACCCCGGAGGTTACGAGGGTAGAAAAGGAGATAAAAATGGTAGAAATATTTGACAGAGAATTACCCGATGATTGTAAAAAAGCGATCACTTCACTAAAGAAATTAAAAGTGTACTTCGCTATGAATGATGATACAATTGATAACTTTGCTGATGTCTGGTTTCGTGTACAGCATGAATGTGATATGTACGAAGAAATGCAAGATAGTAACGAATTGACCTATCAAAGTTACATTGGTGCTAAAAATTGGTTGGAGAAATGGAGGCACTTATATATTAAATATGAAGACAAATAAAAGAAGCAGGGGAGGATAATCCTCTGCTTCTTTTTTATATCACGTCAAAAGGCACTGGCAGACGTTCTAAGACATTTATATAACTTAATGCGTGTTCTTTATCCTTGCACTGGATATAAGGGATATATGAGCCGTTCACGTACTCAAATAAGGCTATCCACGTATCTTTCATGGTAACAAGTACCCAGTCTATACCGTTGCAGCTCTTGTTTTCTCTCTGCCCTGTTCCGTTCTCGTCAATCCACTTTTGGAACTGATCACGATTCATGTCCCTGCTCCTCGTTTATGCTTTCCAGATTTTCTTTTAACATCTGCACACACTCGTTGAATCCGTCACGTTTACCGCATAGATACATATTGTGACCGCTGTAATCATCCATAGGCGGTATTAATGTACATAGGGTATATAAGTATTGCTTATTCATTTTAAACTCCTTTAAATCCTGCAATTATCGCACAAAATATAGTTGATAACACACATACATAAGATGATAACATTGCAATTTTTAAAACTTTTTGTGTATTTTTATCTTTTTTTAATTCATACAATTTACTATTTACCAGACAAATACCAAAAATTCCTAAATATATAACCGTTGCCGCTGCACATAATCCCATTGCTGTTTCTGCAATACCATACATTACTATAAATAATATATTGCTCACTTTTTAGCCATCCTTTCGTACATTTCGCAAGTACACGTCAGTTTATTTACCTGTTGGCACTTTTCTAAATACATCTTGTCCATGTCTTTTATTGCCTGCGGTATTAGTCCTATATCTTTGTACTCTATAAGCTCTTTTAATGCTTTCACTATAACGTGGTCCAATGGTGTTACAATATTAGCTTCATAAGCTTCTAGTGCGTTTCTGACATCATCAATATCTAATCTTGTTTCTTTTTCTTGCTGATACATCACATTTGCTCCTTTCCGTATAGTTTGTCGTATTTCTCGCAAATATTATCATATTCAATTGCCATGAGATCAATTTTTTCTTGTCTTTTTTTCATCCAATTAATTTCATCGGGTGTTAGTCCTGTCTCTTTGTACTGTATAAGTTCTTTTAATGCCATTACTATCACTTGGTCCAATGGAGTTTTTACAATAGCTTTATGGGCACTCAGTGCGTTTCTGATAACATCAAGATTTAGATTCTCTGGTTCTTCAATCTCTTCCATTCTTTCAAACATCTCATACATCGTAACACCCAATGTTCCTGCTATAGTCATAAGATTAATGTGTTTTGGTTCTTTTTCCCCAAGTTCATATGCTTTAATATCAGTGACTGTATAACCGCATCTTTCAGCAAGTTCTTTTTGTGTCATTCCTTGTGCTTCTCTGGTTTTCTTTATTGCTTTAGCTGTACTAATCACTTTCTTCCCCTCCTGTTCCTGTTTAAAGCATTTCTTTTCATAAATTTTTCTTTTGATAACGACTTATAATAAGGATTTTTCCTTTTGATAACGTCCCTCTCTTCCTTACAATCGTCTTGAAACTGTTTATAGCTGTCGCATAGGGTATGGCAGTTATAAGCTCTTCCTGTGGCTTCTGTGCACCCATAGCATGGATTATCTTTCCCTCTCATAATAACGCCCCCACTTTATACATCTTCTGGACTTCTGTTATTTGCTTTGATAACGTCAAATCCATCTGGATAACGTTTCTCTAATTTTTCAATGTTCATTTGCATAATTTCATCCAACGACCAATTAAATGATTCACAAATCATAGCAACATACCACATTACATCCCCAAGTTCTTTTTTTGCGTGTTCCTCGTCAAAATTACTTTCATGGAATATCCATTTCTTAACCATATCAGTAAGTTCTCCAACTTCTCCAGATAATCCGAATAAGCCGTTAATAATTCCGCCCAAGTCAATCCCAGTGTCTGGTATGCTGTCCTCTACTCCCTGTTCCAAATTATCAGCCATATTCATTATTCTTTCTGTTCCTAATCCGTCATTAGTTCGCATTGCTTTTGTTTGATATTCTTTACCGTTCATTTATATTACCTCTTTTCATTCTTAAATAGCCTGCTCCTGTCTTTGGTTTTTTCGGTGTGTTGTCTAATATTTCCTTGATAACAGCTTCTATTTCCTTTTTAGGCTCAATCTTATTAATATCTGGTCGTTCCCAAGCTCTTACACTGTTTACAAGTGCTAAAGATGGACTGTCATTTTCTTTTATCTTGTTATTCATTTATAACGCTCCTTTATAACTTGATAACCCTTTGTCCTCTGTCATATTGATTAAGTATCTTATCTAATGCATCTTCTGCTTTTTTATGTGTTTTGAATGATTGTATTGTGTAAATATATCCATTCATTAGCTCACATTCTACATTTTCTTCGTTTGCCCGAATTTCAAGAACATTATCAAGATTCAGAATCTCTCTATCTTTTGTCATTATTAACATGTAAGTCCTCACTTTCTCCCCAGTCTAACCGGTTCCCACACTCACAAACTTCTGTCCATTCTGCTACATAACTTTTACATTTAGGACATCTGTATAACGCCACGTCTTTTCCTTTAAGGCTTTTGTGTCGTTCTCTTATCGGCAAACTGTGTAATATTTCTCCCATATGCTTATAATCTTCTAACGTCATTGTGATCGTATCTCTTGCTTTAGCGGACTGGCAGAAACCACTGCCCACCAGTCCTAAGAAAACACCTATGATAACAAGTAAGATTTTTAGTATCATTCTTCCATCTCCGCTTCTTTATAGATATTCACTACAGTATCACTGATAACATTATCTTTTGTTAATTCGACCTTGTATCCTTTATCTGTAATGCTTTTCACAAACCCTTTAAGTGGTAGCACATCTTTCATTGCATCTGGATAATATATTTTTGTTGCTTTTTTTAAAATTTTTACCTTTTCCATTTTCTCTACCTTCACTTCACTTCCATACATCAATTTATAATATTCTTGTAACTTTTTATCGTCCATATAATCAAATATCTGCACGTGATCACGAACGACACATATATCATGTATTTTGCATTCTTCACATGGTTTATCAATATTGTTACACCAATATCTTAAATTAGTGATTATATCTTCTCTTGTCATTTTTTATTCTCCACCATCTTTCTATAGCTTTCCTCTACCTCTTTACAAGTAGCTGTTCCATAACTAATTTTTCTCGTTATGCACGGTACTTGCCCTTTAAAAATGCAAATAGGGCACACTCTTTTACGACAATAGTTTTCTAACTCTTTTTCCTGCATTTCTCTTTTTAATTTGTTTGTATTTACATTCAATCTCATTGTTGCAATAATAGAACCTGTTTTTGTATCAGTCACACTCATCATTGCTTCTTCGCAAGATCGATAAGAAACTTTCGTATCCAATACTCCAACATCTAGTTCATTTGCCGTGATCATCTTTTCTATATCATCTAAAAAACTGTGTGCTATCTGCTGTGCTATTGTCATAGTCGCTCTCCTTTTCCTTTTTTTCAATCTCCCATTTACCGTAGTAACCTTTTGTCATTTCTTTCAACTGTGTCAGTGCCATAATAAAATTGTCAAGTTCGCAAGTATCAGTAAAATTTATTATCACTTCACTGCCTGTTTCTTCTTCCATGGTAACTGGTCCTCCAACAGTTCTCCTAAAATTTAATGTTACGTGCAAACTATTGTGTTTTTCTGTTCTCATACTTACTCTGATATAGTCCACATTTTTATCAGCTCGGTTTGAATATATTTTCATTCTCCAACCTCTAAATCTTTCGCAAGCTTGAATCCTGTTCTTCCAACATTTCTAAGATTTTCTTTGATAAGTGCATTGTTTGGTGTCCTGTGTGTCTTATACCAGTTCCAGTCGTTATCCTCTCTCATTTTTATTTTCATTTCCCATCTTTTTTTGTAATTGATTTCTTCTTTTACCATCTCTAGGCAAGCTATCATGTAATCTATTTGTTTGATAACGTCCATGTTCTTTCCTCCTACTTGATAACATACAGTTCTGCATCTACTACTTTTGCAAACGTTGGTTTCATGCCGTTTTCTTCGATATATTTAACAACCAGATCATTTATAGCATTTTCACACTTTTCGTAGGCTTCTTTGCTGTCTATATCTTCTATGTACCAATCTTCGGCAAATTCTCCTACATCATCATATACAGCATTGTGTAAATCTTCTAGTATGCTTGTTAGGTCTACCCGTCTTATATCCACTTCTTCTACTTTTCCAATCCAGATAGTTGTACCTGCTTTGCATCCCATGTCTTTAGCTTCTTTGATACATTCTTCTATTGTGTCAAAATCTGTGCTGTAATGATCGCTATATTCTTCTGTTGACCATGCGTAGCTCATGTTATCACTCCTTTACCACATAAGTTGTCCGTTTTCTGCTACCTTAAATTCTCTTTGCCCTGCAACATTCTTATCTTCTGTCCACCACAGGAATACTTCTTCTCCAGATTTCCACCTCGTAGGAAGATTCTTTGCTTTTCTTGCTTCTAACATCCTGTCAAATGCTCTGATATAATTTAGCTTGAATGTTGGAAAGTCGTAAAATTCCTTTAATCTTCCTTTTCTGCCTGCCATTGGGCAACCGATGCATCCAACTCTTTTATATCCACATTGATACAGTTCATTAGTGCATATATGTTCTTGATCTATGTAATTCCATATATCTTTCTCTTTCCAGTCAACAATAGGATTTACGGTCATTTTTGCTTTCTGCATGCACAATTCCGTGATTCTTCTTTTGGAATCATTATCATTGCTAAGCATTACTGTATTGAATTTTTCTGCTGTCTTTTTACTACTTCCGATTCTTTCGAACTCATCCCGCATATTTTTTCGTTTTGTGCTTTCGTCCCATCTAACACCTGTTGCAATATATCTTCCATTGGCATTGTTTTCCTTAAGTTCTTGACAACAATATCTAACTAACCGTGTAGGTGGCATAAGTTTCTTAGGAATAAGATTCCACATTGTTATTCTGGTTCCGTCTGGATTCCTTGGATAGTTAATACTGCATTTTATCCCCCCCCTCTTCCAATTTCTTGAAATTGTCACGGACGTGCCACACTGTTTGTGGTGCATCCGCTGTGGTGTGACTGTGCTGTACTTCAAAAGGAACTCCAGAACGTTTGAATAGCTCTAATAATACATCTGAATCCTTACCACCGCTGTATGTACAGATAAGTGGTTGTTTGTAATACTCAAGACTCATTTCTGATGCTGTTTTGATTCTTTCTATTGCTTTTTGTTCTAAGTCCATTGATACTCCTTTACTTCATCATGCTTCTGTACGGCTCAAAGAAATCTTCTTTTCTTAACTCCATTTCACATTTAAGACAAATGAATTTGCTTTGTATTTTCATGTCAGAATTTATTTGAATATACTCTCTCCCAATATCTTCATTGAATAGCAAACTATTACAATATTTGCATCTTGATACTGGCATTATTCTCTCCTTTCAATCGGCACGATCTTGCCTTTCTCATACCTGCAATATCTACCATCTTTGCTAATGTACGGAGACATAAACCCTGTACTTGTTCTGCCTGCTCCATCTTCAAAATACCAATAAACAATTCTTGTTGAGTTGTCATAAGATAAATTGTTATTAATATCAACTAACACTGCACTCTGCTGTGTATCACTTTCATCCTTATATGTATTACTTTCTTTCTCCTCGCAACCTACCAACATGCAACTCATTATTGCTATCGAAAACACAATAAATAATATTTTTTTCATAATTTTTACCCCACATCCTTGATATTAAGTTCTGCCGTTGCCGGTATAAATCTCATGTATCCTGCATCTCTTATAATCTCGTTTTCTGTTAAATCAACAAGCTGTTTCTTTTCTTTTTCTGATTTAACTACAAGATAATAATGTTCATCTCTCACACCCATACACACCTCTCCAATTTTGAAGTGACTTAATGTGTATGTTTTAATACTTGGTTGTTTTGCATTAATTTTCATCTTCTTCCTCGCTTTCAAATTCTTCAATCTCTCGCCATGCCAAAACACTTTTATCGCTATAATATCTAATTTTACTGTTACGGTTTCTCCATCCGTGAGAGTCATGCCATGTTCTGTGAATGCACCCATCTTTTATAGAAACTAAAACTTGTTTATTATCTTCTGGCAGGTCATTCGGATTATCTCTTAAGTCGTGCCATCTATATTTTTGTTGCTTATTGAACAACCATGACACTACATTTAACACCTGCTTTTTTGTGATACTGTTTATTGTCGCTGCATCTAACACCTGCTGTATTGCTTCATATTTTTCATCTTCCGTAAACTCCTTTGAATCAATTTGCATAAATACTGCGAACGCTTTTGTAAAATTCATTCCTCTCCCACACTTTCTACCCCAAAGATGTATTTAATGATTCTGTCTCTTCCTATTGACTCGATCACATCAAATACAAGTTGTTTTGATGTGAATACCACCGCTCCCTGTGGTCTGTAATCGGCCCACACATCATAATCAAGTTCTTCATTGTATTCATCATACAAAATGAAATAACTATCTTCGAGTGTTGGGTCATTGTGTTCCTTTGCATATCGTTCAAGTTCAACTTCTACTTTTCTTTTTTCTCTGGCAAGCCACGCTGACTCTTCTGTGAAAAAGACGTTTCCTAATTCCCATCTTCCTTCATCTAAAGAATCATTCGTCCACCTGCTTTGTATAACAGCTCCATCATTACTAATACAAAAATATTCTTCTGATTGTCGTGGTTTCCTTACCTTTACACCCTGTTCCTTGTCTGGTTTTTCTCCATTCATCTTCCCAACGAGTCTGTAAAACTCTTTTTCTTCTGCTTCTGTTAGATTTTTAATTCCCATATTTAATCCTCCTTATTTGTTAAATAATCTTCTATGGCTTGATCTAAAAATCTACTACTGATAAACCAACAATCAATGTATGTTGTTTTATTTTGTTTGTTATATATCAATAGACTTTTGTTTTTAACATTTTTCAATGTTATTCTCATCATGAGTGTATCTGTATTATTGCTTAACTCATCAACTCCTAAAACCGTGTTTTGTGTAAGTTGATTTAGCTGACTTGTAATACGCTGTAAACACGTTTCTTTACAAATTACTTTGTTCCACGTTGGTTTCAAGCATCTGATCGTTGTCTGCATATCATTTCTCTCGTCAGTATTTGTCAAAATAAAGCAATCATCTAATTCTTTTATTTCTTCTCCGCTTATAATTGCTTTCGTTTCTATATTATAAATTTGCATTTCTTACTCCTTTACTGTCCATTCTCTCCCCTGCCGTTAATAGCAGGGGAAATCATGACTTATACAACAAATAATTAAAGAGTTTTGTTGCTTATGCGTTGCGAGGATTCTTATTTAATTGTTCGTGTGGTATATAAAAATCCTGTGCAACAAGCCTTTTCTGGCTTGAGTCTCTGCCTAATAAAAAATGAAAAATAAAAAATGAAAAATGAAAAATCTGAAAATACAAAAAACATTATTTACAGTTACTTAGGCAGAGAATCAAACCAGAAAAGTATTATTTAGTTTTTATTTCCAATAACCAGAATGTGAAGTAACATGAATAAATCTTCGTTCATGTTGCTTTTTTTTGAATCGGCTTTGTCGAATCTCTTCTTTTACTTCTTCCACCAATTCATCTTCCCAGAATCTAACAAGATAACCAGGTACACCATAAATTGCTCCACATTCCTGTACATGTAGCTTCTTAACTACCTTTTCTTTGACAACTTGTTTGCGAAACTCTTTTGTGTACTCTCTCCGCTTTGCTTCGATACCGTATTTTTTCCACTTGAAGATGCTTGATGGGTCTACTCCGTATTTTTTCGCAACAGAAGTAACCTCTTTCGTTTCTTCCACTTCTTTAAGAATTTTTCTCTTAAGATCTTTGCTTATTTTTTTGTACCCCATCTTTAGCCACCTTTCTGTAGATTGCCACGTTTCTGTCTGTTAGACTGTCGTGTCGTTTACCACACACCTCAATACGTCCGTCCTGTACTAACTCTGTCAATCGTGGTTGTACCTGCTGCCTTGTCGGTTCTAATACTTTTTTATGCTTATACAACACCGTTGCGATCTCTCGTGCTGTCATAGCTTCGTATCCAAGCTGCTCAAGAATTAAGATATGCATTGCTTCTTTATTAATCTTTTTGTGGGATTCTCTTCTAGTCTGCTTGGTAATGGAATGGCTTCTAAGTGCTGTTTCATTACCAAAAAAACTCATTTGATACATTTTCCATCACTCCTTTTTCCTTACTCTAATTGCTTATGTAGTAACTGCATTTCTAAATCATCAAAGTCATAGTCTCTCTCGCATTCTAAGACACTTGCAGGATTCCGCTGTGGCTTCGGTTCTGGTGGTTTTTCGTAGTTCTCGTCCAGATAATCCACGTAACCAGAATTAAAGAATGTACTTCCGTTCTGTGGTTTTCTCCAACTACTGTCCTTAGATAAATCATCCAGATACCTTTTCAAGGCTCTTTCTATTTTTTCTTCTCCTATCTCATACAGAGTCTTTTTCTTTGTGTCGGATACCTGTCCTTTACCACGTTTATTCGGATACTGTTTCCAGAGTCTTTCAAAACATTCATTGATTGCTTTTTTGTTCGACTTTTCGCAATTTTCTTTTGATTTCTCGCAATTTTTCTTTGCGTTTTCGTCTGTTTGTTCCACTGTTTGTTCCATTTTTGTTCCATTTTCAACCATCGTGTTTTCCTCGGTAGTTGTTTCTGCAACTTGTCCACAATCTATGTACTTCTGATACTCATTTATTGTGTATATCGTGTACTTATTGGTGCTTTTTGTGGATATGTAACCAGTATCTTTTAGCTTCTTAAGTGCTGTTCGGACCTGCGATTCTGTTAAGCCTGTCTCTGCACTGATTCTTGTTATAGAAGAAACAAATTGCCCTGCCTTGATTTCTCTGCCGCAGTACCGCTTGTCCTCTAAATTTGTATGTAGCAGGCAGTGGTAAAACAATCTAAATACATTTGTGTTTTCATACCATTCCCAGTCTGTATTTATATTTATGTTCATTCACTGCCCTCCTACATTTATTTATCGTTATCCTCATGAATAGTAATTTCTATCCTTGGATTTTTCGAATCTACTCTAAAGTGGTCTATAAATCCTAGTACATACCTCTGTCCGTCTCCGGGGAATGTTCCAGATTCTACTAGACTGTCTAAGACAAATTTCTTAGCAAATGCAACATTGTCTGGATCACGTCTTTTATTTTTTTCATACCATGTAATCTCAACGATCACTGGGAAATTCAATTTCTTTTTGCGTAACCATAACGGTATGCTGTATTTACAGATTCTTTGATTCTTTTTCTTGCAGTCAGCACCTTTATATGCGTTAGTCCTGCATGATCGTGTATAATCGTTTAATCCGTCCAGTCTGCCTTGAATCGTATATGTTACAGCCATGACTTGCCAAACTCCTTTATAAACTCTTCTCTCGTGCCTATCTTTTCTTCAAATGCCTTTTGTGCCATCTTCTTATACATAAGGTCATATCTGGCATTTAAATGTGCGGATTGTTTACCGCCTGTATGGTGTTCGTGGCACAACGGAATCACTAAGTTATACTTATCAGCTTTCTTCCTGTTTGCTGTCCCATGTAAACAGTGGTGTATCTCTACATAAGGACTTCCACATAATTTACAATGTTCCATATCATCAACGATGATTGACTTTTTCTTTCTCAATCTTAAGTCCCCACCTTTCTTCCATTTCTTTTATCTCCTGCGGTGTCGCTGTTTCTATACCTAATGCCTTTGCTTCCTGCACCGTTCCTTTTATCAATTCAGACATTTCTTTCGTATCGTATGTGTGGCTTCCTCTCATAACAATATTGATTCTAAAAATCTTTCCTGCCGTATTGATTGTCGTCTGCGTTGTTGGTTGTAGGTGGCAAAACTCTACGTCGTAAGCTTCTATATCATCATCTAACGGAATAGTTATCAGCTTTCCGTTTATCTTTTCATATTGCCCATATTCCGCTATCATTTTGTTTTTTATAAACACCTTGCTGCAATCCATTACTTCTGCGATTTTTCCAACTAATACATGAAAGTATGCATTGGCATCTAAACTCCTGCCCTCACGGTACTGAACAACCTTAAGCCGACATTCTTTATCTTTCAGTCGGTCATATTCCCCTCGTATGTCTTTTTCACACACGAGAGAAATGACCTGTTTCCCTGTTTCAAAATCAATTGAGATGTCATGAATTTTAGCTTTCGTTTCCATCAACTGCCCACAGCTTTCTTACACTCTCTTTGTCTTTATTGGCTACAATGTACTTGTACTGCCCCTCTGTAATATCTTTGATAGATTCATGTTTGTAAGATTTCAAAATCTTATTGATGTCAAACTTTTCATCTTCGCACAAGTCCAATAATGTTTTCTGTTTTACAAGAGAAATCTTCATCTGATCAAGTTTTTCTTTATCCTTTTCATGTTCCTGCTTATTAGCTCTTGCAGTACGTTCTTTCTGGTTTTCGTCTGTGTCTGCATCTTTTGTATCATCTAATAAGAAGATTCCATTTAAGGCATACTTACGTGCATAAGATGATGCTGTTCCTGTTATCTGTGAATCGTCCATACCTTTTTTATTGAGTGCTTCTCTTGCGGATGCCGTAGCCATAACACTTTCGCCTGTCTCAATATCAAAAATAGATACTGTAGCTTTTACATACACACGATCATTTACCGCTTGCACATCATCAGATATGTACATAGACAATTTGTTTTCTGCCAATAATGGTTTCACAGCTTCTAAGATTCCCTCTGCGTTTCTGTATTTGTAATTACCAAATGAATTAAACAGATTCTTAGGTGCTTTCAATGTTGTCTGAATCTTCATCATTTTTTCATGTATCGTCATATTCTTATCTCCTATCTGATTCTTAAACTTTCTGTCTGTACCAGTCTCATATTTTCATTTTCTTCAAGCACTCCTGCTTTCAAATCATCAAGAAGCTGTTTCCTGTTAACCTTGTCTGGCTGTTTAATCAGATACTTTTTAGGTAACAATTCCTCAACTTCTACCTTTACAGTTTTAGGATTTTTCTGGATATTGAAGCTAAACAGCGTTGTTTTAAACTTCTTCTTTTTTACTTCAAGCATCATTGTTTCAAGATACTTCTTTAAGTTGTCCGCACTGTTTCTCAATGCTGTCTCTCTTTTTGCTAACCTGTCTTTCTCTGCTTTTACTGAATCCGCATCAGCGATCAGCGTTTTAATCATCTTTGCGGTAGAATCAGCCTTTTCTTCAAACTCAAATTCGATTCCGTCCATAGTGTCTTTAATATCATCAAGGGATAGTCCCTGCTCATCAGCCATTAATAATAATTCATTAAGTTCATTTTTGATTTCATATAATTTAGCCATGTTTTATCTCCTATTCCTCAACATATTCTTCAATGCAGTTAAGATCGTTTCCCTGCTCATCACATTCCTTAACACTACATACATCATTGAAGTATTCTTCCTTTAGTTTTACATTTTCATCGGTATTCCCCATCAGTGCATCCCACGCATAATCAATAAACCACTGTCTATCTTCTTCATTCCCTTTAATTCTCTTCTTAATATAATCATCTGCATCTTCCATAGGGATTACTGTTCCGTATTCATTTGTGTATCCTGTGATAATCATGACTACTCACACCCCTTTGCTTCTTTAAGAATCTCTTCTACGTCAAATTCTTTTGGTACTGTTTCTTCCTGCTCATTTTCTTTAAGCATTGCAAAAAGTCTAAGCACACTTGCTGTATATGCTAAATTTTCAAAAATGGTTTCAATAGCATCGTTATTCGCCATTCTTTCATTTAAGATTGTATTTGCGTTATCAAATGCTTCTTCTTTGTTGTATATCCATTCTTCATTATCTTGTCCGTAAAGTTTTACAATAAGTTTGCTATAAAACTCTGTCATGCCTGTTGCAATTTTTTTATCTGCTACCTTATTTTCCTCTTCTGTAAAACGTGGGTCTCTAGTTTCTTTCACTGCTTCAATAATTACTTTTCTTGCTGCATCTTTAAACTCTTTTTTTGTAATAATCATTGTCATATCTCCTTTTTCTTGCTATAATCGGTTTATACATTTTTTGTTAAGCACTTTAGACCTGCACGTCTGGGTGCTTTTTTCATTTCCATCCATCACGCTCTTGTGCGATTAATGCCAGTCCTGCGGCTACGCAAGTACCCATAAACCAGAATGGCATTAAATCTAATCCGCAGACTAACAGTCCACACCCCATCATGAATGCTCCCATTTTCATTTAGAACCCTCCTCTCTGCATTGCTTGGTTCTCATTTGCTAGTTTTCTTATTCTCCATTTTTCAAATCTTTCTGTATCGAAAAATATAGGAGAATTGGACTTAGGACCTTTTTGTGCAAAGTCCTGTCCTCTTTCTCTATAGGCTTCATCCAGAAACGACCTCGGGAACCCCATTTTCACAAGCTCTCCCATCTTCATAACTGGTTTCGGGTACTCCATGGTTGCTCCTTTCTTACTCTTCGGATTCTTCCTTGAATCTCTCCTGCATCTTCTGTTTTCTTTTCTTGTCTCTGTAGTTGCTAATCAGCACAATTACAATTTCTGTTGCAACAGTTCCAAATGCTCCTACGAACAAACCAAGGTAATATGGTTCTATATACATTTCTGCACTCCTTTCTGTGTTATAATCTCCCTAGGAGGTGTACTATGTCTAAAAATCCTTTACCGCATTTTGATAAACCAGATGAAGAAACCATTGATAAAATGAAATCTTCTGACTATTTCAAAAATCAAAAGGTTCAAGATGCGATTTTAAAATTTTTAGAAAATGATAAACAGCTTATCAAGGCAATTCGTAAAGAATGGTTCTGGACAAAAGGTATTGTGATTTTCAACACTGTTTTGTCCGTTATTTCTGTTATCATTGCTCTTATTTCGCTAATAGTATCCATATACAAATAGCAATTACTATCACTGCAATAATCACAGTAATAAGCTGTATGAAGAAGAGGGTTCTTAATATCATTAAGTCTCTCTTTTTTTGTTTTCTCGTTCTGCCGTAATTTAGGTAATAGAACAAATCATCAAAATTCATATACACCCTCTTTTCTGCTATCTTCTAAGCTTCTTTCCTGTGTTGTTCATGCTGTCCTTGATTTCATCTACTCTTTTTTCAAGGACAGCTACTCTCTTTGATAGCTTTCTCATTTTCTTTTTCATTTTCTTTTTCTTCACTACTCACTCTCCTCTAAAAAGTAATCTACTGTCACGCCAAAGTAATCAGCTAATGCCTTTAACTTTTTGATGCCAGGTTTACTTCTTCCTGTTTTCCAATCTGTAAACGTAGACCTTACAATTCCTGTATCTTCTGACACTCTGTAATCTGTCAGATTCCTTTTGTCCCTTAACGCACAATATTTTTTATACATATTTACTCCTTTCCGAACGTTTCTATTGATTTTAGTTCGGAAATCAGTTATAATATGAAATGTAAAGAAAAATCATAACAAGAACTTACCAATGGCTGTTCTTTTTTCCGAACTTATGGCTATATTATAATTCGGATTCTAGAACTTGTCAATAGTTTTTGTACGGATTTTGGAACTTTTTTTAAAAAAGGCGGTGCTCTATGTACGAAATTTATCAAAAACTGCGTGACGAAAGAGGTCTGAAAGATTCTGATGTAGCAAGAGAAGCTAGCGTTTCTAAGTCAACTTTTTCTGATTGGAAAGTTGGTAGGAGTAAACCGGGTATCAAAAAGTTACAGAAGATTGCCGATTTTTTCGGTGTAACAGTTGATTACCTTATGACAGGAAAGGAGGATGAGCAAAAAGAGAAAGATAATACTGGCGATCTCAAACAAAAATTTGAGGAACTAAAAGAATTGCTAGAAAGTGGAAAGATGCAACCATTACGTTATGACGGACAGCCGATTGACGATAATACAAAAGAGCTTTTGCTCAAGCAGGTTGAGATTTCCATGGCTATGATGAAAAAATAAACAGGAGGGTTATGTATGAAACCGAATCAAATCAAAAATTTAGTACATGATTTGGTTAAAAAATACGAAACGAGAAATCCATATCAACTTGCTGACAGCTTAGGTGTGATTATCCAAATCGGAGATTTAGGAGAACTATCTGGATGCCACATGAAGATATGTGATAAGAATTTTATTTACTTAAACAATAGAATTGATGATGAAAAGTTGAAAGAAGCTGTAGTTGCTCATGAATTAGCTCATTGCGTACTGCATGACGGAGATTATTATTTCTTCTCCTATGGCGAACAATTCTACAGCAACAAGGTTGAGATTGAAGCTCATACTTTTGCAGCAGAGCTTTTAATACCAGATGAAACGATTATTGAACATCCGGGATACACTCTCGAACAGCTATCGTCATTAACCGGATATGCTGAAAGATTAGTCAGCTTCAAGAGACTTTAATTTTTTCTTTTTTTGTTTTATTTTTTTCTTTTTAATTAAATATAAATATTAATTATTATAATACTA